GAGGGGTACGGTAGCGGAAGGGATATCCCCCCGATTTTGCCCGCCGTCGCGGCAGAACAATTCCCGGCCACTGTTCGTGGCCGCCAATTGTGCCGCTTTTGCCCACCGTTGTCCCAGCCGCTTTCAGCGCATCTTCGCTGCGCCAAAAGCGGGGGACTGCCTCGAAAGCGCCTCGCTGTATCCGCCACCGGCGGCGCTTCGGCGCTTTCCCCTTTAGGCAAGGGGGGTAAAGAGGAGTGAGGCCCTTTGGTACTTTAGGCAAGGGGGGTTGCCTCGCCGCACCACCATGCCATCCCACCACCACAGCACCACAACAGCATCACAGCACCATACCACAACACAAGGAGGACAACCATGGACAACAAAGCCACAACGGCGCAGCGCGCCAAAATCGGCGCCGAGGAGGTGCGCGCCGCGGCGGAGATTCTCAAGCAGTACCGCCGGGGCAAGCACAATCTGGAGCAGCGCCTCATCGACAACGAGCAGTTCTGGAAACTGCGCCACTGGGAGCAGATGGCCAAGCGCGGCGAGGGCGGCAACGACGCCGATCCCCGTCCCACCAGCGGTTGGCTGGTGAACTGCATCCTCTCCAAGCACGCCGACGCCATGGACTGCTATCCCGAGCCCACCGTGCTGCCCCGTGAGCCGGGGGACGCCGCCGAGGCCGAAAAGCTCAGCCGCATCCTGCCGGTGATCCTCAAGCGGGGCAAGTTCAAGCGCACCTACGCCGACGCGTGGTGGCGCAAGCTCAAGTCCGGCTGCGCCGTGTACGGCGTGTTCTGGGACAGCACGCTCAATGGCGGGCTGGGCGACATCACCGTGCGCAGCATGGACATCCTCAACCTCTTCTGGCAGAGCGGCGTCACCGATATTCAGGATTCGCCCCACTTCTTCTCCACGGAGCTGGTGGACAACGACGAGCTGCAGCGCCGCTATCCCCAGCTGAGGGGTAAGCTCCGCGGCGGCGGCCTCACCGTCAGCCGCTATCTCTACGACGATGCGGTGGACACCTCCGACAAGTCGCTGGTGGTGGACTGGTACTACCACACCGAGGAGAACGGCCGAAGCGTGCTGCAGTTCTGCAAGTTCGTGGGGGAAACCGTTCTTTACGCCACGGAAAATGACCCCGAGGCCAACCGCAGCGGCTGGTACGACCACGGCAAATACCCCTTCATCTTTGATGTCCTGTTCCCCGAGGAGGGCACGCCCTGCGGCTTTGGCTATGTGGATCTTTGCAAGAGCCCCCAGAAGCAGATCGACCTGATGAATCAGGCCATGCTGAAAAATACCCTCTGCGCCGCCACGCCCCGGTTCTTCATCCGCGCTGACGGCGCGGTGAACGAGGCGGAGTACGCCGACTGGACGGCGCCCTTCGTCCACACCAACGGCAATCTGGGCGCCGACTCCATCGCCCCCATCGTCACCAATCCCCTGGGCGGCGTGTACGTGGCGTTTCTGCAAAACAAGATCGCCGAGATGAAGGAGACTGCCGGCAACCGCGATGTGACCAGCGGCGGCACCTCCGGCGGCGTCACCGCCGCCACCGCCATCGCTGCGCTGCAGGAGGCCGGCGGCAAGCTCAGCCGCAACATGATCGCCGACGGCTACGAGGCCTTCGCCGATGTGGTGACCATGGTCATCGAGCTGGTGCGCCAGTTCTACACCGTGCCCCGCCAGTTCCGCTTGCTGGGCAGCGGCGGCATGGAGTTCGTCCACTACGACAGCGCCGCGCTGCAGCTGCAGACCACCGAGGACAGCTTCGGCGTGCATCACCGCCTGCCGGAGTTCGATCTGGAGATCGCGGCCCAGGAGGAGAACCCTTACCGCACTATGGAGCACAATCAGCTGGCGCTGCAGCTGTACCAGATGGGCTTCTTCCGCGCCGATATGGCCGATCAGGCGCTGCGGTGTCTGGCGCTGATGGACTTCAAGAACAAGGACGCGGTGGCCGCCGCCATCGCCGCGGGGCAGACGGCGCAAAAGACCATTGACGAGCTCACCGGCCAGCTCATCGCCATCGCCCGTGTGGTGGATGAGGCCAAGGGCACCCGTCTGGTGGAGCGCTTGCAGCAGCGCTACGGCGGCGCGGCGGCTGTGCCTGCTGCCGTAGCGGCGGAGGAAAAGCCCGCGGACGCCATGGAGACCATGCGCCGTCGCACCCAGCTTTCGGTGCGTCCCCGATGATCCGGGCGGTGCTGACGAAGAACCGGGTGAGCCTGACAGGTCACGCCGGTTACGCTCCTGCGGGGCAGGACATCGTGTGCGCCGCGGTGTCGGCCCTCGTCTTTGCGCTGGTATCGGCGGCGGAGGAGGACGATGGGCTCACCGAGCTGGTGATCCGCCCCGGACGGGTGACGGCGGCGGTGAAGGAGGAGTGCGCGGCCTATGTGCGCGTGGCAGCTTGCGGCTTGCGGCAGCTGGCGGCGCGGTATCCGGCGTGCGTGGCGGTGGAAGAGTGAACGATGAACGGTGGGGGGGACTACCCCTCCGCCCCTGCGGGGCACCTCCCCTGACAAGGGGAGGCGGTATCCCCCCTGCCCTTCGGGCATCCCCCCTTTAGGCAAGGGGGGTAAAGAGGAGCGAGACCCTTTGGTACGTTAGGCAAGGGGGGGAAAGAGGAGCGCGCAGCGCGAGGAAGTACTCTTGGTCGGCTGCGGCGGGTTTGTCCTCATCGAGGGACACTTTTAAGGCAACACAAATATTTTGGGTGGTTGGTTGGGAAGGTCGTGGCTTACCACGGATGGTGCGCGGATATGCGCGGAAAGGAGCAATATGTTGTATCAAAAGTGGAACTTACAGCACTTTGCAGAGGAGGAAGCGGCGGTGGAGACCGCTGCGGCGGGCGAAACGGCTCCCGACGCCGGGGAGCAATGCGAGGACTTTGACGAGCTGATCCGCGGACAGTACAAGGCGCAGTTCGATGAGCGGGTGCAGAAAATTCTCGACGGCAGGCTGCGCAGCCTGCGCCGGGAAAATGAGCGGCTGCGCCGGGGGGAGGAATCCCGGCGCGAGGACTTGCGCCGCTCCTTTGCCGCGCTGGAGGTGCAGCAGGAGCCGATGCGTGCCCTTTATCCCGACTTCGACTGGCGCCGCGAGCTCCGCGACCCCGCCTTCGGCCGGCTGATCGCCGCCGGCGTGGACTGCCGCACCGCCTACGAGGTGGTGCACCGCGACGAGATTCTGCGCCGCGCCATGGTCTATTCCGCCCGGCGCAGCGCCCGGCGCGTGGCCGATTCCGTGGCCTCGCGGGCCCGGCGCGTGGGGGAGAACGGCACGCGCAGCACCGCCGTCACCACGCCCGATCCCCGGAAGCTGAGTTCACAGGAGCTCTCCGACATCCGTCGGCGGGTGCTGGACGGGGAGAAGATCCGGTTTTGACGAGTCCTTGAGGAGGGAAGGAAAACTGTGTCCGTCCCTCCGCCGCGGCGCTGCCGCGTCACCTTCTCCCACAGGGGGAGGCCATAAGGAAATGATCGGAAAAGGAGAATTTGAATCATGAACAACAGCAACTACTTTGATCTGCAGCATTTTGCAGGCGACATGAACACCCAGACCACCGCCGGCCTCAGCGCCGAGATGAAGACCTACTACGGCATGGAGCTGCTGGAGAACGCCAAACCTCAGCTGGTGCACAACCAGTTCGCCGCCACCAAGGGTCTGCCTGTGGGCGGCGGCAAGACCGTGGAGTGGCGTAAGTTCGGCGCTTTCGACAAGGCGCTGACGCCCCTGACCGAGGGCGTTACCCCCGACGGCAGCGGCATCTCCGTCAGCTACATCACCAAGGAGCTGGCCCAGTACGGCGACTACACCACCGTGTCCGATATGCTGGATCTGACTGCCATCGACGACGTGGTGCTGGAGATCACCGACCGCCACGGCGCCAATATGGGTCTGACGCTGGACACCGTGACCCGCAACGAGATCCTGCAGGGCAATCAGGTGATCTACGCCCCCAACGGCACCACCGAGGTCACCAGCCGCAGCGCCCTGACCGCCGGCTGCAAGCTCACCGGCGAGCTGGTGGCCAAGGCCGCCACGCAGCTCAAGAAGATGAACGCCCCTACCTTTGAGGGCAAGTACATCTGCATCATCCACCCCAGCGTAGCCTTCGATCTGCGTCAGGACGAGGCTTGGCTGGCTGCCCATCAGTACGCCGGCGTCACCGAGCTGTACAGCGGTGAGATCGGCGAGCTCCACGGCGTGCGCTTTGTGGAGAGCACCGAGGCCAAGATCTGGAACGAGGGTAAGGACGGCTGCGCCGTGTACGCGTGCCTCTTCCTGGGCAAGGGCGCTTACGGCGTGGTGGATCTGAGCGAGGGCACCGAGGTCATCGTCAAGCCCCGCGGCAGCTCCGGCACCGCCGATCCTCTGGATCAGCGCTCCACCGTGGGCTGGAAGGGCATTCACGCCGCCGCTATCCTGTACGACGAGTACATGGTGCGCGTGGAGTGCGGCTCCAGCTATTCCGGCACCGACAAGGCCAACTGAGACCATGAACTGTTAACAGTTGGGGGGGACTTGGAGACTGTGCGAATCCAAGTCCCCCTCTGACAAGGGGACTGTCGCGAAGCGACTGGGGGAGAGATGACGACAAGGGATACCCCCCTTTAGGCAAGGGGGGGAAAGGAGGATATCCCCCCGATTTTGCCCGTGGCAAAATCACCCCCCTTTAGGCAAGGGGGGGAAAGTGGAAAGGAGATTTTGATGAGCAAGATGACCAAGGTGATGCTGCCCCGGGGCAGAAAGAATGAAGAGAACTTCGTGATCGTGTCGGTGAACGGCCGCAGCTTCAAGATCATGAAGGGCGTGGAGGTGGAGGTGCCCGGCTATGTGGCCGAGGTACTGGAAAACGGCCGCGCCATGGCCGACGAGGCCCGCCGCTACGTTGAGCGGATGGCCGAGTGAGAGGGGGCGAGACCATGTCCCGCCTAAGTGTTGCACAGGTGCTGGAGCAGGTGGATAGCCTCCTGCCCAACAACATTGACGCGCAGCACAAGCGCCACTGGCTCCATCAGGCCGAGTGCTTCGTGCTGTGCGATGTCCCCGGCGCGGCGCTGCCCGAGCGCGCCATGGATGACGGCTGCCTGCTCACCGTCACTGCGCCCTATGACGAGCTGTACCGCCACTATGTGGAGGCGCAGATCCACTACGTCTGCGGCGAGACGGAGCGCTGCAACAACGCCATGCTGCGCTGGAACGAGCTGCTCCACGGCTGGCGCAGCTACTGCCTGCGCCACAGCGCCGGCGGCGGCGCAGCGGCGCTGAAGCTGTGCTGAGGGGGGTGGCGGTATGTACTTTTCCCCCCTGAGAGAAGAGCGGCTCACCCGCTATACCGTCAGCCGCTTTCTGGGTCTTGACCGCCGCGAGCGCAGCGAAGCGGGCAGCTTCGCACGGATGGAGAACTGCTGCTCCGACGGGTATCCGGCGCTGCAGGTGCGGCCGCGCCGCGGGCTTTGCGGTCAGTTGCGCGCGCCTGCCGGTCTCACCGGCGGACAGAATCCCATCTGGGTGGACGGCAGCACCCTCTATGTCGCCGGCAGCGCCGTGGGCGCGGTGCTGACCGAGGGGGACAAGCAGCTGGTGACCATGGGCGCTTACCTGCTGGTGTTCCCCGACAAGCTGTGGGTGAATCTGACGGATCTGAGCGACTTTGGCTCCATGGAGAACACCACCGTTACCTCCTCCACCGTCAGCGCCAGGCTCTGCCGCGCCGACGGCACGCCCTACGAAGGCTACAGCGCCGCGGCTGCCGCCCCCAAGGCAGAAGAAGGGGCGCTGTGGCTGGATCTGTCCGACACCCGGCCGGTGCTGCGGCGCTTTGACGGCGGCGTGTGGGAGGCGGTGGAGGAGGTGTGCGTCAGCCTCACCGCGCCGGGCATCGGCATCGGCTTTGCCGCCGGTGACGGCGTGTACCTCAGCGGCATCGAAGCGCTGGAGGGCGACACGGTGCTCCTCTCCGCCGAGGACGGCTGCGTGGTGCTGCCCGGTATCATCGCCGGCAGCGCCACCTTTACCCAGCCGGTGACGCTGCGGCGCACCGTGCCGGAGATGGACTATGTAGTGGAGTGCGGCAACCGCCTGTGGGGCTGTAAATACGGCATCGCCGGCGGCCGCGCCGTCAACGAGATCTACGCCAGCAAGCTGGGGGATTTTCGCAACTGGCACTGCTATGAGGGCCTCTCCACCGACAGCTACGCCGCCTCCCGCGGCAGTGACGGCCCCTTCACCGGCGCGGCGGTGCATCTGGACAGCCCCCTCTTTTTCAAGGAGCAGTGCATCGAGCGGGTCTATCCCGCCGCCTCCGGTGCCCACCAGATCGTCACCCTCCACTGCCCCGGCGTGAAGCAGGGCAGCCACGCCGGCCTTGCCGTGGTGGACGGCACGCTCTACTATCACGGCGACGGCGGCGTCTACGCCTTTGACGGCAGTTTGCCCCGTCCGGTGTCGGCACCGCTGAACGATGCGCCCCTTACCGGCGCGGTGGCCGGCGCGTGGCAGGGCAAGTACTATCTCAGCGCCGCGGAGGGCGATGCGCCCACGCTGCTGGTCTATGACGGGCGGCTGGGTCTGTGGCACGCCGAGGACGCGCTGGCGGTGAAGGCCTTTGCCGCCTGCCGCGACGGACTCTATGCCCTGGCCGCGGACGGCAAGCTGTGGAATCTCACCGGCGGCGAGGGGCAGGAGGAGAGCGCCCTTCCCTTTCTGGCCGAGAGCGGCGAGCTGGGACTGGACAGCGCCCACAGCAAGGCGCCCCGCCGCGTAACGCTGCAGCTGCGGCTGGAAAAGGGGTGCGCGGCGCAGCTGAGTCTCAGCGGTGACGGCGGCGTCAGCTGGCAGCGCGCCGGTGAGGTGACAGGGACGGGACTTCCCCAGCGCGTGACGCTGCATCCCGGCCCGCTGCGCTCGCCCTCGCTGCGGCTGCGGCTGCAGGGACAGGGCGCGTGCACCCTCTACAGCGTTTCGCTGCTGTACGGAAAGGGGAGTGAGGAGCGATGAGCACCTTTTCCCCGCCTCCCGCCCCGGAGGGCAGCGTGCAGCAGCAGCTGCAGCGCCAGTACGCCTATATCTTCCAGATGCATCAGCAGCTGAATCTGGCGCTGGAGGGACTGGAGGGCGCCGCCGCCCCGACCTCCCCCGCCGCCCGGCAGGTAACGGCGGAGGAGCGGCAGCAGTACCGCAATCTCAAGTCGCTGGTGGTGCGCACCGCCGATCAGGTGCAGCGGGAGATGGACAGCCTCAGCCTCCGTCTGGAGGGGGAATACGTGGCCAGCGGCAGCTTTGGCAGCTATATCGAGCAGCTCAGCAGCCATATCGAGGCCAATCCCGAGGCGCTGAGCCAGTATTACCGCTTCGCCGCCGATCTCAAGAGCAATGTCGCGGCGGTGGACGAGGCCTTCAGCACGTGGAAAACCGGCACGCAGGGCTATATCCGCACCGGCATCGTCCACTATGAGGACGATCTTCCGGTGTACGGCGTGGCGGTGGGGCAGAACCTGACCGTGCGCGAGGTGGACGGCGAGGTGATGGTGGAGCCCAACAACTTCCGCGCCACCTTCACCGCCGCGCGGCTGTCCTTCTGGCAGGACGAGACGGAGGTGGCCTATCTGAGCAACAACCGCCTGTACATCACCAACATCACCGTGCTGGGCGACCTGACGCTGGGGCGCTGGCGGGTGACGGGGGTGGACGGACTGGCATGGCAATGGATCGGAGGATGATGCAATGGGCGCAAGAGTGAACCTGACGGCCACGCCGGTGGCCGATTCCGCCAGCCGGGAATCGCTGACCAGCCGCGTGCTGGTGGAGCTGAGCGTGACCACATATTCCGGCACCTTCAATACCGAGGGCTCTGTCACCGGCGAGCTGTCGCTGGAGGGCGTAAAGATCGCCGATCTGGGCGGTGCGCTGCTGCCCGCCGACACCACCACGCTCCTCTATCGGGGCGAGCACACCGTGCAGCATGAAGCCGACGGCAGCAAGACCATCGCGCTGGCGGCGTGGATCAGCGTGACGGAGAATACCGCCAACGTCACGGCGGAAAAAGAGGTGGCGCTGCCCCACATCTACCGCGGCGCCATTTTGCGCTTCGGCGACTTTACGCTGGGGCGCAAGGGCGCCATCGCCGTGGAGCTGATGAAAGGCCATGTCTGCACCGTGACCTATTCGCTGGGCAGCCGCAGCGGCACGGTGGCGCGCAGCGTGGCGCAGGGACCCATCTTCTGGACGCCGCCGGAGGAGCTGGCGCAGGAGATCACCCAGAGCGCCGTGGGCAGCGGACGGCTGATGGTGGAGACATGGGAATACGGCGTGAGCATCAGCCGCAAGGCCTATGCCTTCAGCGCGGCGGTGCCCGCCCATATGGTGCCGCAGGCGGCGCTGGAATCGCTTACGCTGCAAAGCGATACCGTGCCGGAGGACTGGCAGGTGGCCGTGGCCGGCCACACGCGCCTTGCCTACCGCGCCGCGGCGCAGAGCGTCAGCGGCGCGCAGATCACCGATTGCCGCTTCACCTGCGGCGGCGCGGAAGGGGAGGGCACGGAGGGCGTCACCGGCATACTGGAGCAAAGCGGCACCTTCGTTCCCCGCATCACCGTCACCGACAGCCGCGGCCGCACCGCCGCGGCCGAGGGCGAGGCCATCACCGTGGTGCCCTATTTCCTGCCGTATCTGGCCGGTGCGGCGGCGGTGCGCTGTCTCAGTGACGGCACGTCCCACGAGGGCGGCAGCTGCGTGCGGCTGGACGGACAGCTGAAATGGGCGGATATCGGCGGGCGCAGCACCGCCGCGCTGCAGGTGCGCCGCCGCGAGGTAGGCGGCGCGTGGAGCGATTGGGCAGCGGCGCAAAGCGGCGATGTGCTCGCCGGCTTCGACGCCAACACCGCCTATGAGCTGCAGCTGCGCACCGACGATACGCTGGGCGGGCGAAAGACGGTGAGCCTCACCGTGCCTGCCCATACGGTGAGCCTTCACCTGCGCCCGGGAGGCAGCGGCGGCGCCTTCGGCCAATTTGCCGAGAAGGACGGCGTGCTGCAGATCGCCTGGGATGTGGAGGCGCTGGGGGGACTGACGGTGGGCGGCAAGACCATTGCCGACCTGATCTACCCCGTGGGCAGCATCTACATGAGCGTGGCCGCCGCCGACCCGGCGGTGCTCTTCGGCGGCACATGGCAGCGCATCCGCGATACCTTTCTGCTGGCGGCGGGCAGCACCTATGCCGCCGCCTCCACCGGCGGCGCGGCAAAGGTGAAGCTCAGTGAGAGCGAGCTGCCCCGCCTCTCCGGCACGGTGAATTTCCGCGCGTGGTCCACCGGCTCGCCCTATGCCGGCGTATCCGGCATCATCAACAATGTGGGCGAGATCAGCGAGACGGCCAACGGCTTCGCCCCCGGCTCCACCGCAGATGGCTACCGCCAGCTGAAGATCGCCTTCGGCGGCGACGGTGCCCACAACAATATGCCGCCCTATCTTGCCGTCTATGTCTGGCAGCGGACGGCTTAAGTGAAAGGAGCAACATGAACCTATGGCAACCAACTATCCCAAACTGAGCTACGGCTCCTCCGGTGATTCCGTCCGCCAGCTGCAGAAGGCGCTGAACAAGGTCGGCTACAAGCTGGATGTGGACGGCGGCTTCGGCCCCAAGACCAAGGCCGCGGTGGTGGATTACCAGAAGAAGAACGGCCTTGCCGTGGACGGCGTGGTGGGCAGCGAGACGTGGGGCAGCCTGATGGCCGTCACCACCAAGCCCAAGACGCCCACCATCGGCAAGCAGGTGCTCAGCGGCGTCAGCGACGAGACCGCCGACCGCCTTGCCCAGCTGGAGCAGGGCTATCGCGAGGGCGACGAGGTGGCCGCCGCACTGGCGGTGAGCCAGAGCATGGCGGCGCTGCGCCCCAAGGAGTACGTTTCCTCCTTCGACGATGAGCTTGCCGCCCTTTACGATGAGCTCACCGGCCGCCCTGATTTTTCTTACTCTCCCGAAGAGGACGGCGCCTTCGCCCACTATGCCCAGCTTTACGCCCGTCTGGGCCGCGAGGCCATGACCGACACCACCGGCCGCGCCGCCGCCCTCACCGGCGGCTACGGCTCCACTTACGGCCAGAGCGCCGGTGCCAAGGCCTATGCCCAGTACCTGCAGCAGCTGCAAAGCATCCTGCCGGAGCTGGCGGAGCAGGCCTACACCCGCTATGAAAGCGAGGGTGAGGCGCTGCAGGAGAACTATGAACAGCTGCTGGGCCGCCAGCAGGAGGAATATGAGCGCTGGCAGGCGGGGCAGAGCGCGTGGCAGAAGGAGGCCGACGCCGCCCGCGAGGCCTATGAAGCGCTGCGCAAGCAGGACTACGCCGCCTATGAGACCATGCTCAAGTACTACGCCGACAAGGCCGCCGCCGAGCAGAAGGCCTCCGGCGGCAAAACCGCCAACACCGGCAAAGCCTCCACCGCCGCGCAGAAGAAGGAATCCCTCAGCTCTGCCGCCGCCGAAAGTCTGGAGCGGGCCATGGCCAACTACCTCAAAGGCGGCGACAAGACCTCCGCCTCGGCGCTGGCCAAGGAGTACGCCGGCCGCTTCACCGCCGCGCAGAAAAAGCGCGTGAAGAGTCTTTTGGCCGGTTACGGTGTCTCCGCCCCGTGGTAAACGGGGAAAACTCCGCCATTTTGACGGATTTGCGGGGAAGATGGCGCGTCCTTTTGGGCGAATTGACGGTTGACAGTGGCACTTTATCGTGCTATCATGCAAAAAAAGCGCCAAAGCGGCGCGCCATCCCTGAGGGAAGGAGAAAGCGAACATGAAGATGAGCGTGACCATGATGATGGCTATGGAGATGCGCATGTGCAGCATGTGCATGCCCCGCCGCGCTCACTTCCAACAGCTTTCCTCCAACTGAAACGCCCGGAAAAACAGGGACCGTCAAAGTTGAATCGCAGCGGAAAGTCGTTGGACTTTCCGCTGCTTTTGTTTTGTTCAAGGAGGTAACTGACCATGGTCATCCAAACCAGGCGAATGTGTCCGGCGGACACGAAGGAAGATTGATTTGCGGCTTTGCGATGCGCCCGGAAGTCACCGCCACCAAACCAAAACAAAACATTTGATTTAAAGGAGAAACGAACATGAAGCGTAAGAACATTCTGGCCCTGTGCCTGGCCCTGATCCTCAGCCTGTCTCTGGTCGCCTGCGGCGGCAAGAAGGACACCATCCAGATCGCCGTGCCCAACGACACCACCAACGAAGCCCGCGCCCTGCTGCTGCTGGAAGCCAACGGCATCATCAAGCTGAAGGACGGCGCCGGCATCACCGCCACCAAGAACGACATCGCCGAGAATCCCTACAATGTGGAGATCGTGGAGGCTGAGGCCGCTCAGCTGCCCAACCTCCTGCAGGATGTGGATTACGCCGTCATCAACACCAACTACGCCATCAACGCCGGCCTCAACCCCGTCACCGACTCTCTGGCCATTGAGGGCAGCGCCTCCGCTTACGTGAACATTCTGGTGTGCAAGGAAGGCAACGAAAACACCGATAAGGTGAAGGCTCTGGCCGCCGCCCTGTCCAGCAAGGACGTGGCCGACTACATCACCAACACCTACAACGGCTCCGTGCTGAGCGTGGCCGCCAACCCCGGTGACGGCTTCGACGCCTCCGTGGACTATGCGGCTCTGGCCGGTCAGACCATCTCCTGCGCCGCTTCTCCCACCCCCCACGCCGAGGTGCTGGCTGTTGCCAAGGACATTCTGGCCACCAAGAACATCACCCTGGACATTCAGGAGTTCAGTGACTACGTGGTGCCCAACAATGTGGTGGAAGACGGCACTGTGGACACCAACTACTTCCAGCACGTCCCCTATCTGGACAGCTTCAACGCCGAGAACGGCACCCATCTGGTGAGCGTGGCCGGCGTCCACGTGGAGCCCATGGCCATCTACGGCGGCCAGCAGGAGTCTCTGGACGCGCTGAAGGCTCAGTAACAACAACCGCGCCTTAAAGGGCGCAAGAAGGGGAACGATTCACCATGATCGAGATCAAACATCTCAGCAAGATATTTCAGACGGCAGCCGGCCATGTGGACGCGCTGCACGACGTGTCGCTGACCATTGAAGACGGCGATATCTACGGCATCATCGGTATGTCCGGCGCCGGTAAGAGCACGCTGGTGCGCTGCATCAACATGCTCGAGCGCCCCACCGAGGGTCAGGTCATCGTTAACGGTCAGGATCTGGGGGCGCTGACCCCCGCCCAGCTCCGCGCCGCCCGGCGGGACATCACCATGATCTTCCAGCAGTTCAACCTGCTCATGCAGCGCAACTGTCTGCAGAACGTGTGCTTCCCTATGGAGCTTGCCGGCGTGAAGAAGGCCGAAGCCCGCAAGCGGGCGCAGGAGCTTCTGGAGCTGGTGGGTCTGCCGGATAAGGCCAAGGCCTATCCCTCCCAGCTCTCCGGCGGTCAGCAGCAGCGCGTGGCCATTGCCCGTGCGCTGGCCACCGATCCCAAGGTGCTGCTGTGTGATGAGGCCACCAGCGCGCTGGATCCCAACACCACCCACCAGATCCTTGAGCTGATCAAGAGCATCAACAAGAAGCTGGGCATCACCGTGGTGGTCATCACCCACCAGATGAGCGTGGTGAAGGAGATCTGCAACCGCGTGGCCATCCTCGATGGCGGCCTTGTGGCCGAAAGCGGTCTGGTGTCCACCGTGTTCTCCGCCCCCAAGTCGGCGGCCGCCCGGCGTCTGGTGTTCCCCGGCGCCGTGGACGAGAAGGTGTCCGACCCGCTGCAGGAGCAGCGCGTGCGTCTGGTGTTCCGCGATGCCCAGGTCACCGGTGTGCCGCTGGTGGCACGCCTTGCCGCCGAGCACGGCATCATGGCCAACATCATCTCCGCCAGCACCCAGGCGATCTCTGAGGAGGTCTACGGCAGTATGCTGATGGGCATCCCCCGGGGCCAGCTGGCGCAGGCAAGGGAGTTCTTCGCTTCCTTCCCCAACATTCAGTATGAGGAGGTGGACAAGAGTGTATTCTAACCTCTTTTCTGCCGAGTCCATCGCCGAGGCGCTGGACTGTCTGAAAAACTACATCCCCTTCGCCATCTGGGAGACGTTCTATGTCACCGTGCTGGCCACGGCGCTGGCGGTGGTCATCGGTCTGCCGCTGGGCGTGCTGCTGGTGGTGGGCGAAAAGGGCGGCGTGCTGCCTTTGCCCGGCTGGGTGCTGTCGGTGCTCAACGTGGTCATCAACCTGCTGCGCTCCGTGCCGTTCCTCATCCTGATGATCATGGTTTTCCCCCTGTCCCGTCTCATCATCGGCACCACCGTGGGTACCACGGCCACCATCGTTCCGCTGGTGGTGGCGGCCTTCCCCTTCATCGCCCGACTGGTGGAGGGGAGTCTGCGGGAGGTGGACCCCAACATCATCGAGGCCGCCCAGTCCATGGGCGCCACCCCCATGCAGATCATCTGCAAGGTGATGCTCCCCGAGAGCGTGCCCAGCCTGATCTCCAACGTCACCATCGCCCTGACCACCATCCTTGGCTACGGCGCCATGAGCGGTATCATCGGCGGCGGCGGTCTGGGCAAGATCGCCATCGACTACGGCTACTACCGCTATAAGTACCTGACCATGTACGTGGCGGTGGTCCTGCTGATTCTGATGGTGCAGGTGTTCCAGAGCATCGGCACAAAGCTGTCGGTGAAGAGCGATAAGCGACTAAAGTAATGAAAAAAGAGTTCCCCCGCGGGGGAGTGCATCTGTCAAGGAAAAGTAGACAGATAAAAAAGCACAACTAACAAAAGCCCAGTTCGGTCCTGTACTGAACTGGGCTTTTGTAGCCCAAAGAGGGAGCACGCCGGCGATTGTTGAAGAAGTCC